ATGAAATCGGTATTACTCGGCATTACGCTGCTGGCAACCGCGACCGGCGCGCTGGCGGCAGACAAACTGGTGAACATCACCAAACTGGAGTACGGCAAACAGTGGGCGTTCACCAAGGAAGAAGTGACGCTGCAGTGCCGCAGCGGCGGCGCGCTGTTTGTGCTGAATAACAGCACCCTGATGCAATATCCGCTCAACGACGCGGCGGAGCAGCAGGTGAAGAAGGGCCATCAGCGCGCGCAGCCGCTGGACGTGATCCTGCTGGACGACCCTGCCGAACCGGGGAAAAAAATGAGCATGGCGCCGTTTATCGAGCGCGCCGAGAAGCTGTGCGCTGACTAACCGCTTGTTTGCCAACGCCTTGCCCAGCGTGCGCAGATTGATGCGCATTTGCCGCATAGTTATTTCGTCACGAAACTATCACGTGGCCGCCGGGCGGCTGGCAAAACTGGCGCGGTAGGCTACTCTTAAAGTGCACGGCTGAACAAGCCCTGCATTAAATGCCAACTTTTAGCGCACGGCTCTCTCCCAAGAGCCATTTCCCTAGACCGAATATAGGAATCGTATTCGGTCTTTTTTTGTGTGATTGATTTATAAGTATTTTTTTCTAAAAAATCGAACTTGCTCGAAATTTACTCGAATTTTGATATTCGGTCTTTTACAGCATTACGTACTCCTTCCCCCTCGTTTTAAGATATTTCAGCGTCATCATTTCCGTTGTATGCCCCAGCAGCTTTTGAGCAAATGCCTTGTCGTTCTGCTTTTCGTACAGGCGGCCGGACAGGCTTCGGATCTCGTGGAACGTCGGCGGGCTTTCCTGAAATTCCAAACCTGATGCTTTCCGCGCGGCGACAAATTTTTTCGTTAGCCCGTCGGGGTGGATCGAGCCATCTGGGCTATTTTTCCTGATGCCGGCGCTGATCATGAAGTCAGTCGTGCTGACCAATCGGCATCGGTCGATAACGGCGCCAAGCCGCAGGCCCATACATTTCAGTTCAAGATCAAGGGGGAGAGAGAGCAAAGCCCCCCGTCTTGCCTTGTTCAACCTGCAGGCGTCCGTCAACGATATGGCTAAAGCGCATTTGTGTCAGATCCTCGCGGCGTTGGCCGGAGATCAGCGCGAGATCCATCGCCAGGCAGAACCACGGCGGCATTGTCTCCGCGACCTTTCGACGACAACGCCCGACACGGCCGATTTCGTTACATCAATCGCCTGGCGCGCCATGTTGACGATGCTGGCGTGTTCTATGCGCTAGCGGACGAATACCTGCAGCTGGTGGCCGAGAAGCGCGCCGAACGGCTGACGATTGCAAAATCCTTCCACGCTTTCCGCCGATGGGTGACCGTCGAAGCAGGGCATTATGATCTTTTTGAACTCCCTGACGGTTCGACCCTGCGCGAGCCGCGATCGATCTCATTCGCAAAAATGGACTACCTCGAATTTAACGACCTGAACCAGGCAGCGCTTAACGTGCTGTGGACCTTCATCTTAAACAAATCCTTCCCAACCATCGCCGAGGCAGAGAACGCCGCGGCTCAGCTTATGGATTATGCAGCATGAGCAAACTGACAGACGAGGCTCGCGGCCGTGATTGCCAAATCAGGATCCCCGGTATCTGTAACCGAAACCTAGAAACAACCGTCACCGCACATTACCGGCTGGCCGGCACCTGCGGCACGGCAATGAAGCCAGACGACACACAGGCAGCATGGGCCTGCAGCGCTTGCCACGATGAAGTAGACCGACGCACGCGCCTGATCGACGCCAACTACGCCCGACTGATGCACGCCGAAGGCGTCATGCGCACGCAAGGAATTTTGAGAAAGGAAGGAAAGCTATGAAATTGGATATGTATGAAGTGCTGTCTCGTTGGGGCGTGCGGGCGCGAGAAAGTAGTGGTATTGATTATTCACCAATCGCTGCAGGTTTCAAGGGACTACTACCTCATCCGTCCAATGGTAAACTATCCTGCTGCGATGACGATGGTTTGAAGATAGACGGATGTGTAGCTAAGCTGAAGAAATATAATCCGGATGATTATGATCTTATCGTGATGCATCATATATATGGTTTTTCATTACGTAAAATAGCTAAAAAACTTAAATGTTCAGACGGAGCGATTCGTAAGAATATGCGAACTGCCGAAGGGTTTATCGGAGGTGTATTGGTAATGCTATCCGAGTGATTATAAAAATTTTCTTAGTAAGCTTAAGGTGCCTATGCATACAGGAACCCAAGAAATTGATATTAAAAAATCCAAAACCCTTCTACAAAAAATGACATTTTCATCTAATTCTGATTTTGCTTCAAGCAGTCTTGTTTTTAGGTCAGACTTGTCATCTTTTATTCTTTTTTCTATGGAGGTGAAGACAATGTTTTTGGCATGTTCAACTCGATTTAGTTGTTTTTTTTGTGAAGCTAAAATGATCGTTATTATAAGGCTTGTAAAAACCAATCCCAAAAAGGTAATGTAAGTCTCTATCTTTCCGTTTAACTGGTAAATAGCTATTGAACCCACTAGGGATATTGGGATTGCTAAAGCTTTGTTCGAAATTTCAGTGGTTATTTTTGATATTTTATCTGCGTATTCAATCTCCGTCTCAGCTATTTCCTTTCTGGATTTTTGAAATGAAAATGCAGACATGTATACAGCAAGGTTATTTCTGTACATATTGCAAATCAATTCCCAGTTCTCTATGATATCTTTAAACTTAGAGCCTGTTGAATTTATGTGTTCGATTAGAGTATTCCTAAATGTATTTACTTTTTCATCATAATGTAGATCGCTAATAGGGTTAATGGTTGTTAATGAATTAATGAGTGAGATATCTACTTCATTATAAGTTAAGATTTCCTCAGTAAGTAACGTTTCAATTACAGCTGAAGATGATTTAGACTCGGAGTGAAGGACAAAAACCAACCTATATGTGTTAGCGCTTGTATTCTCCTTCATGTCGTGAAAGTGAGATAGTTTTGATAATGCTTTTATTAGGCTGCTAATTGCTTCAATTTTGCTTATGGATTCTGGTTTTTGATTTTCATTAGAGTAATAATCTAAATCAACGATATAGTATTGCTCTGGAATTTCACCTCTCATTAATTTATTGATTTTTATAAGATCTTTTGATGAGGCATAGAACCGCTCTGCGCTAGATTGGCTTACTAAAAATTTGAAATTTAAAACCCCTCCGTTCTCTGGGATTTCAGAGTAATCTTCTATTTCCTCTCCGTCGATTTCTAGCTCTTGAAAGCGACCATAGGAGAATTGATAGGATGAAATAGCTCTTATTAACTTTTTGAGTTCTGTAGTGTATTTTGATTTCCCAGAGAAAGTTTCTCCGTTGTAATCAGAATTGGAGTGTGACCTGTAAAGGTCAACAACAGTTTTTAAACTATTCATTATTCTTTGCCATTATTAAACTGTTTTGCTTTCTCTCTAAGCGCAGTTCTTATTTTAGACTTGGCTTCTTCAGGGAGGTTGTTGAAGCTAAGACTTCCAGTTTTATCATCATAGTATACTCTTGCATCCGAGCTATCTCCAAGGAGTTCTTTATCAAAATTAAAACTGTACAGGGAGGTTTTATAAATAACTTTACGCAACTTATCAAGAGATGCTTTGTTTATAACAAAATCTGACGGAATTCCTACACCTTCACTATTTAAATGGTGCATCATTCCCTTTATTAATTCACTTCGCTTTTCCTCTCCAAGCAAAGACATATGAGTATAAGCCAATGCCTCGATATCTGACAAGCTTGCAGGGCGTTTAGCCTCAAATTGCTTTTCAAGATACTTTATTACTTCGTTCCTAAACTCTTCGGCGTGAGGGGATAGTTCAGGGTGTTGTCTAAAAAACTTTCTTGTTTCATTCGGTAGTTTTCTTGTGGCCCCTGCTGAGGCTAAACCTTTGTCACACCCTAAGGCTGCTATAAAATATGCTGCTGCAGATTGGCCGTTCGTTTTGCTTATGAAGCTCAAATAATTCAAGTCATTTTTATCGGCAGCATCAGCTGAAAGATAATCCTTGTAACGATTAAAGTTAACTCTAGCAGCTTGATTTATATAGTTAAGCTCCAAGTGAATCATTTCTTCGGGGTTCAAATTCTCACTTATAGTTACACCATTTTTTTTCTTAATCATTGTGACTAATAAATACCGCAAACCCTGTGATGTATAATCGGTAAATACAACATACCCACCTGATGACCACAGCTGAGATTTAGCCTCTTCATACATTTGCTTCATGATCTGCTGAGTTAGATTGACAAATGCACTAGAGTCGGAGTGTTGTGTAGAGTAATACTTGTCGAATAAATCTGGAACGGGTCCTCTCACTGAGGCATCGGTTTTAAAAGCTCCATGGTGGGCTAAGTTGCCGCGAGTACCATATAAATCGACCACTCCATCGACTAATTGCATAACAATTTTGTTTGATTTATCTAGTTCGGAATTCCGAAGGTTATATCGGTTTGAGTGATCGAAATCTTTTTGTGCTTCCTTGATTAACTCATGAACAATTACGTGTGCTATTGAATTTTTGCTCATTTTTTGACCTTTTTTGATTTTATGAACTGCTGTGTATCAGTGAGAGTAATAAAATATTAACGCGTACGCAAAAGTTGTTGTATTGTGATAAGAATGGTTACTTAGTTACGTAGCTTAGCAACTTTCAAAACCTCGCTTCGGCGGGGTTTTTTCGTTTCTACCACCCGATGTTCGGGCTAGCCCCGGCAGGGGGAGGTTATGAGAATGGACAAATATAGCTCCCAGCTCTCGTACTGGGTTGCATCACTTCTGGCCGCTGCTGGCGCCATGACATTGCAAGATTGGGCTGTGTTGGTAGGGATCCTCGTTGCCGTTTTTACGGCGGGGGTGAACTGGTATTACAAACGCAAGTTGGTCAATAAGCTCACTGCTGTCGGTTATGACAAAGAGCGCGCGAAAGCAGCCTATAAAGCGATGAGCGAGTGATGCCATGAACCCACAATTGAGAAATAAAATCGTCGCTGCCATAACCGGTGGTGGCGGGGCGATTGCGATCGCCAATGCAATGCTCGGCGGCCACGATGGATTAGAGGGGCGGCGGTATGTGGCCTATCGCGACGTCGTCGGTGTTATGACGGTCTGCGATGGACATACCGGCGCCGATATTATCCTCGGCAAGCGATACAGCGACGCAGAATGCGATGCGCTGTTGAAATCTGACCTGCAAAAAGTCGCACGGATTGTCGATCCCGCGATCAAGGTGATAACCACGGAAACCCAGCGCGCCGCTATTTACTCGTTCTCGTACAACGTCGGCCCGTATGCGTTTATCGGTTCCACGATGCTGAAAAAATTGAATGCCGGCGACCCGGCCGGCGCGTGCGGTGAACTGAAGTGCTGGAAGTATGCCGGCGGCAAAGAGTGGAAAGGGCTGATCACCCGGCGTGAAGTCGAAAACACCGTCTGCACCTGGGGCCAATCATGAACGGCTGGATGAGCAAGATCGCCGGCGGCAGCCTGGTGCTTCTGTTGCTGGTGGCTATTTTTCTTGGCGGTTACAACTCGCTGTTATCGCACCGGTTGGAGCTGGCACGCCATCAGGCTGCAGAACAGCAGAAGACGCTTGCACAACAGGCCGGGCTGATAGCCACGCTGCAGACGCAAGATGCGCAGAATCGCGCGCTGATGGCGGCGCAGTAACAACGCGAGCAGCAGCTGCGCCAGCAGCACGACACCGCCCAAAGGAAATATCGTGAAGCGATTAAAAACGATCCCTGCGCTGGTCGGCCTCTGCCTGCCGCTGTGGTTGAGCTCTTGCGCCCGGTCACCGTCACAACCCTCGGCGCCGTTAATCCTCCTTCCCCCTGAATCCGTATTCACTCTATGTGAGCAGCCAGAAATGGCCGGCGATACATGGGGCGACGCCGTCAGCTATACGCTGGCGCTACAAACCTCACTGAAAATTTGTGCCGGCAGAATTGCCACACTGAACGCCTGGCGGGACGGCTTATCGAAACGGTGACATTACCTAAGCGCCGTGTTGTCGCCGTCCTCCTGCTTTAGCTGTGACACGCTCCTCTCGACGAGCTATGAATGGTTACAGCGGAAACTATAATCGAGATAGAAATATTGGCGTCACAGCTGAATAGTCTGAAAGCGTTCACTAAAAACATCCTAGATGCTAAAATACCTCTCTAAAAACTGAGAGGTGTTTATGAGTGAATGGTTCAATGAAAATGCGCCGGCGATTATTGCTGCTTCAGCTGCTATTTTGGCGGCAATAGTTGCAGCTTTAGCCGCCTTCGGTGGTGCATTAATAAACAATAAATCCAATCAAGCTTTGAGGGAAGGACAATTTATTATAGAACAATGGAAAGCAAATAGAGAGCTATACTTAAAAAAAGGAGAGGAGATTTTCTCTTTATTTAACTCTTGGGCTGAACGCACGAATCTCATGCTCCAATTTGTTCGTGAAGATAGTGCAAGTTTGGATGTGTATTTACAGGAGGAAAAGGAGTTAAGATCAAAAGTTGATGTCCTGATATCACTCTATTTTGGAGAGTTGTCTGAGGATTTTGAGTCAATCAAAAGAGATTTGTATGAAGCGCACTTAGCTTATCTCGAGTCAGGGTTTGATGATTCGAATAAGGAGGAGTTACTTGTGGGGGTTGTTAGGAAAATCAGCGATGTTCAAGTAAAGTCTACTGTTTTTAGAAAAAGATTGGCAAAAAAGACCCAGAAGTACTTTTAATGGTTTCTGGGTTTTCTTAATTACGATTTTCGTTATCGTTCTAAGCTAATTAAATGCCGAACGGGCTAAGGTGTACCCTTTTAGAACATTTTTATGATTAAGAGGTTCTCTATAGTGAAAGGTCGATTCACCTGGCCCACCAATTTCATATCCGGCATAAGCGAACGAGTGTAACCAATAGACCCGTTCATCTCGCCTGTCCTCATGAATGAAATATCGCCACTCGGGAGTGGTTAAGATATGTGATATGGGAACCAATTGCCCCCATTTATCCAACGGCAGTATGTTTGGAGTCTTAGGTGAAGGAGCCCCGGCAGCTAACCACACGCGCTGATCAGGGTTATCGAAAGATAGTATTCTAGCTTTTCTACTTTCTGTTGAAATAATCTCATCATTAGCAGGCTTTACTTCGAAGTATGCTTTAAAGTCATCTATGTAGAAGTCGGGTATATATATCTCTCCCGTTGATAATTTTATTTTTTCAGGCTCGTAGTGATAGGTGACGCCCAAAGCATCAAAAAAAACGGCCCATCGAGCTTCAGTTTGAGAGCGGTACGTGATTCCTCTATACGTAGTCGGCCTAGCATTTTCGCCACGAGTGTTTTTCATTTATTCACCTTAACCTCATAAAAGTTGAGTAAGGATATTATATGGCAAAATCGGACTGGGGAGCCATTCAAAAGCAGCTCCTCGCCGAATACGCCAAACCCAAGATCTCCCCGAAAGAATGGTGTGAGGCTAACGGCTACAACTACGCCACCGCACGCCGGCATATAAAAATTCCTGCACAAGGGAAAGAAAATAAAGCGCAGAAAAAAATGCGCAGTGCGCAAGATGCGCAAATTCCAGAAAATCCCGCGCCCGTTACGCCCGGCGTTACAGCTGCTGGTGGTGAGGAGGAGAGGAAGGGCAAAGAAAGCCCAAGCCTTTTAAAACCACAGCATGAACAATTTGCGCAGAACATTGCGCAGGGCATGCCACAGAAAGAGGCCGCGATTTGCGCAGGCTACGCGCCGACGAATGCCGAGTCGCAAGCCTCAATCCTGATGAGCCGGCCGGATGTAAAAGCCCGCGTGCAGGAACTGCGCAATAACGCTGCGCTGTTGGTTTCCTTCAACGCTGGCCACCTGGCGGAGCTGTCGTATAAATCTGCGAAATCGGCGCTGGAGAAAAAAAAATTTGGTCAGGTTGCGCCGAACGTGAAGAATGCCGTGCAGCTGACCGGCATCGACATGAGCACGAATAAAACCGAGGTGAATGTCGATCTGGCCGGCCTGAGCTACGGCAAGGTTTGCATCGTGACCCCGGCGAACTGCCCGGCGGACGTGTGGGCTGCTCACATGGAAAAGCTGCGCGAGGGAAAGCCGACGGCTCAGTCATAATTAACGGCGCTCTGTACGCATTCAGCAGTGACTGGGCGATAGATATGGTACCTGTTGCTGATAAGACCCTGCCAGCAGTCACGGATTTAAACGCGATAATCGAACATGATGAATACTTCCAGAACGTGACCAGCAACGCCACGTTAGTCCTAAACTACCCAGAGGCTGTGGCAGATACGCTAAGGTGTTTCGACCGGAGGTGATGCTGGTACGTGCTGCCAGGTGTATATGCCGTACGACTCGACGGTTGAACACCGGCGCTACGTATTCGGCGATCCGCTAGTGTTTTCTGCATGGAAGGCCCATTGATGAATTATGGCCGGCGCTCGTCGGCCTGATAACATCAATAACCTCGTAGCTTTTTGATGAGGCTGTCGCCGAGCCAACAAATGATACAAAATATGGCTATTGTCGATAAAATGGCAACGACACGCTGAGTTATCGTGTCGAAGCTAAAGAAAAAATAGATACACAATAAAAAACCAATTCCTCCGATTAACTGATAGAAAAATTCAAAGAAAAAAGAGAGTATGCGGATATGGATGCTATCTTTTCTCATTTCATTTTTTCCTCAATGTTTTTCAGCAATCTATTAAACTCTGCATCACCTTGGTTTTTACGTACAGTCAAAGCCTCTATGAATGGATCAACATAGGGTTGAACTAAAAAGTATATGAAGTCCAAATTCCCGGCACTTCTAAGCTTGTAGTAAACGCCACTATGCATACGTTCGAGACCGATTGATTTGTATATGCTTCGTTCTATCATTCCGCCAGCCATCAGCGTGAAGCTTGTAGCAACGCCTGCACCTCGGGTAATCATGGCCGCACCACCTGCTGATATGATGCTATTCACTATTCTGGATGAAATCAGAGAGGTGGTAAGCATTCTGCCGGAGGATGCGGAACCTACGGCTCTAAAGATTTTGTCTTGCGTCTCTTGTGGGATGTGCGCGGTGAATGCATCGATGATGATTTTAGTCGTCCTGATAACTTGATGATAGTTTAATAAACCGGACTTTATTGCCCGCATCATGCGAATGCGTTCGTCTTCCATCTTGCGACGATTGCTTGTGTCAAAAATGCCCAGAGCTAGATAGCCAAAATCGACAGGCACAGACATTGCGCCGTCAAGCAGCCCCACAACTGTTTCTGGGGAGACAATGACTTTTACTATCCGTTCCACTATCTCTGTGTTGTTCACTTCCATCCCTCGAAATTTTTATGGTTGTAACATAACGGACGTGGGGAGATGTTTCAATGCTTGGCCAGTGTGGCTGCCAGAGCGAAAATCACACTTTTGATCTGGCGATTACATCCCAACCCGATCTCCATTCCCCCCCAACCGCACCTATCGCTAATTTAGCCGCACCAAAAGTCATTACGTCATCTATGGCGCTGGTAAGCTTCGGCCATTGCTCCCATCAACGGTTTAACGAGAGTGTCATTATGGGAAATATCCCGGCATCAGGCGCTATAAAAGGTAACCCGCAGTGA